GTTTGCCGGTTGAAGACATCTGGGCGAACGCAAGGGTTAAGCTTTTAAATTTCTCTGCGTCACCTTGAGATATATCTCCTAACTCTTTCATATGCTTTTGGGCATCGGCGGCTGACATGCCAAAACTCATTAAAACTTGAGCCGACTGGGCCAGATCCTGCATTCCAAAAGGTGTAGCAGCGGCTTCCTTTTTTAGATCGTTGACTAGTTTTTGAGCTTCGGCTTCATCTCCGAGCATGGTTGTGAAGGAAGTTGTATACCCCTCCATCTGCGCGTTATATGCAACACCATCCTTCATAGCTCCGACAAAGGATCTACCGATTTCTGCGATTGCACTACCCAGGGCTTTAACTCCGCCTATGATGACATCAGAAAGAAGGTTTGCTTTTAATACGTCTCCGAAGACAGACGTGCTTTTACCAGCGCTGTCCATTTGGTCGCCTACGTCATCAATGTTATCAGCAAGATTGTCAGCGGCTTTGGCAGCATCGCCCATGTTGTCTGCACCCTTGTCCGTGGCTTCGGCATGATCGCGTAAGGATTTGTTGTTGTCATTTAGCTCACGCTCCATGCCGTTTAGTTCTGCAAGGGCCTTGTTCAATTGGATCTGCCAATTTTGAGTTCTACGATCGTTTTCCCCAAATGAAGTAGATGCGTTATCCAAGGCTGCACGTAGTGTCTCGATTTTGTTTTTCTGGGTATCGATCTCTTTGTTTAACACTTCGTTTCGAGAAGTAAGCGCTCCGATACTTTTATCGTTTTTATCAAACTGAGAGGATACCAGTGCCATTTCACTACCAAGCACTTTAAACGCCTGATTGATCTCAGAAAGAGCCTTTTTAAACTCTTTTTCGCCTTCAACTCCAATTTTTAAGCCAAAGTTGTCTGCCACAATCTTTCACCTCTTTCCTTAGGTAAGTCCATCCGGGATTATATCTTCTATAAATAGATCAGCTTTAGGATGAGAAATCCCGATAAACTGTCGGTGGCATTCCCATAGATCTAAAAGAAAGCCAATAGGTGTTAGCCAGGCTTCTTCTTCGGAACGGTTTAAATGAACCGTTGCGTAATATAAAAGTCGGGTAAACAGCTCGTTATCGTTTACCCGACTTTGACGTTTTTTGATTTTGATACTCCAGTAGAGTTTTCTTCGCTTTCAATCTCACGTTTTGTTCCCTTAAACATTGCATCCGTAATGGCTGATTTGTATGCTGTTAATTCTAAGGGCGTGGTTAAAAGCTCGACTTCTTCTTCGCTGAGTAGTGTTTTGGGTACATCCTTATTTTTTAGGTTATGAATCAATATCGACTGATTTGCCAGCAATGTGATCAACCAAATAATCTCATCAAGTGCCATCTCGAAATTTTCTGTCTTCATAAGTTTCTCTCCGAGATTTTCCAACCCGCCATATCTTTTAGCAATTTCTTTAGTAGCACGTGTTGTGAGAATTAATTCATATTCAATATCTCCTATGCGAATAAAAGAACTTCTATCCTTGTCCATAAATTACACCCCCGCAGCATAAACGGGTTCATACACTTGGGTGTACCAACCAGTAATTACTGAAGCCGGAACACTGGCATCGCCCTCTGTCATTTCAGCCTTCCAAGGATGCTTACCGTTACCATCCAGCTTGTTTCTGCGCATGACTGTTCCTTCAATAGTAGGCGTAGAAAAAGTGATGGAGTCGCCTTTGGTTTGCAGATTGGTCGCCGGAAGCCCAAACTTCACACGGTAGAGCCAAAAATAACGGTACCTGCCATCTGCCTTCTGTGCTCGAAAGCCCACCGCAACAGGAGCGCCTGCACTTTCACTGGCAGATATTAGTACTCCGTTATCGTCTGTACTAGCGCCAGTTAAATCCGTAGCAGCACTTATACCTATATCATCCACACTAAGCGATAGCTTCCCACTCTTGAAATCTTTGATTACTTCAGCAGCACCGTCATCTGCATATAGTACCGCCTCAGTCAATTCAACAGACAAATCTGCTTTGATGGCTTTTGCCAAAACCGCAGGCAACCCGTAGGTTTCTTCGCCGTTCTCATCCTCTGTTATTTTTGAATAGTAGAGTTTATCTAATCCGATTGTAGCCATTTTTTTTATTCCTCCAATTTGTAGTTTTTCGCCACATCAATGGCGTAATGGAAATAGCCGGTGTCATCCTCATGTCCAATGTACCGGCGGTCGGTTATTATAAAATCCGCATCCAAGAGGATACGGACAATTTGGTTTTTGAGAGCTGTGTAACTTCCTTTGTCAAACAGGGATATCCTTGCCTCCTGGATTTCATGTCGTGGTTTATCATCGGTATAAAGCTCGAACGTATCCACCATCGGCGTGATCACAGCGTATCGATTTGGTGCAGGATCTGAAAACACACCCGTTTCCACAGGAATGATCGCTGAGATGAGGCTGTTCATTTCACTAAGAAGACTCATATTTTTCGGACCTCCTCTTCAAATCTCGCGATCATCGCATCAACACAGGCCTTTCTACTTGCTGTTTTTGCGGGCTTCAGAAAAGGTTTAGGCGGTTGTCCATGTTTGCCATATTCCAAAACACTTGCAACCATCGCATTGCTTTTACCTTCCTTTCGAGGTTCAGAAAAACCAACCTTGACGTTGAAATTTCCGTCCCTATCTTGTCTGGCAGAGGAAATACCAAGGGCTGAAACGAGCTCACCAGTGGATCTGCTTTCTTCCTTCGTACCATTTCCAATAACACTCTGGAGATTGCTTTTTACTTTTACCTCGACTACCTCCCCTCCTGCTTTCAGTACGCGGGGGATAATTTCATCTGTTTTCTCGCCAAGCTGTGAGATCTTCATCAGGAAGTCATCTGGCATTTTAAATATTGCTTTAGCCACCGGGTTTCACCTCCTTTGCAAGTACCTCAATATACATGCCGCGTCCTTTGATGTCCTCCACCGAGGTGATTTCAAAACGACCTTCTTTGTTCATTACAACCATATCGGTTGTGATAGTAATATTAGGGATTTTACGTAAACGGAAAAGGTCGGTGGCTTCAGAGAAGGTGGCTCTATTTGCCCATTTTTCGTTACCGTGCCGACCCTCCCGATACGCTTTGACAGAGGCGATGATATTGTCGATTTCCGATCGAAAACCCTCCGGATCTTTCGTAGTCACTTTTTCAACGATGTCAATAAAGGTGTTCATCTTTCCATAGCTCATAATCACACCTTCCAATCCCGGTCCAGCCGAAGTAAAAGGTTGACCGTATTCCACACTTGTTGTCCAGCCTGGACATTGTCTGCAAAAAAGCCACCCGTGCTGCCGTCCCTTGATTCATAAAAATGGGACGACAGCATGATAACGGCTTGCTCTGTGGTGGGTGGCATTGCGTTTTCGGTGTAGTTGTTTTCGGGTAAATGCTGATAGCTCTCGGCATACCTAATGGCAGCGGTGATGTACATCTGCAATAGCTCATCATCCGCCGAATGCTCAAGGATGAGGTTTGCTTTAACTTTTTCGAGCAGTGTCATACCGTCACCATCCTTTCATCGTTTCTAACTATCAGCCGCCATCAATCCGGCAGCCTTTAGTTTTGCCAGCAGCGCATTGAAATCAACAACGAGTCCGGCAATGGTTGTAGCGGTTGAATCTGACTGGTTTTCAGCCGGAGTGAACTGTGTAGGGAGCCCCGTTACCGAAGCTCCCTCTTTTATTTCGAGCGTACCGCTAATGACTGTTTTTTCTCCACCTTGCTCGGTGTAGTTTTTTACGTTATAGCTCATGATGCACCTCCGTTAGGCTTTCTGCTGGAGCACCTTGATGGCCTCCGGCAGAATCAATTTTCCATCAATGCGCTGAGTTGCAACAAAGCCTACCTGACCGGTAGCAGCATAGAGCTCGTTAAGTCTCTTGAAAACACGACCCTGACGATCGGCGACCCAGTAATAACCAAAATCACCGAACACGACCGTCTTTGCTGTCGATGCAATCGCAGGTACGTAAGCCGAAGTGTACAGCGGTCTGTTCAAAATGGTGTCCGGTGTACCGGCCTGTAGTGACGGCTGCCAGAGGTATTGTCCCTGACCGTCCTTCAGCTTGCGGATCGCTTTAACAGTGGCATCGTTCATAACGAACACCGCTTTGTTTCGGTACGGTGCTTTAAGGGAGTAGAACAGGTCAAGCACCTCGTCGATGGTGATGGCTGTAGCGCTCGCAGTGGTTACACCGAGTTGTGCACCTCCGGTAGCAGCAAGGATGCCGGTAGGTTTACCGGAGCCGTCGCCAGTGAAGAATGCATCTTCTTCCTTGTTGCCGATACGTCTGGCGAACTCTTTTGCAATGTAGGTTTCAAGATTAAATACGCTGTCGTTAAGCAGCTCTTCAGAAACCTTGATCATTGTTCCTAGCTTATAAGCTCCGATGGACACCTGTCCAAAGCTGTCATCGCTTTCCGGGATTGCACCTTCCTCGTCGATCCAGGATGCTGTGCCCTTGGATGCTACAACTGGGATTTTTCGGTCGCCGGAAGAAGTGGTTATGACATTAGCCAACCTTCTGAAAATGTTCTCATCATCGAGAGCTTCCACAAGGGTACGCTCAAATTCATCCGGCACAAGGTAGCCGCCTTCAGTATCGGTGCCGATCTGAAGCGCATTTCTGATAACAGGATCAAGTCCTTCACCAGAGCGGGCACGCATAGCATTCCAGAATGCTTTCCTGTACTCATCGGAAGCTCTGCCGCTTCTGGTCTCCGTGCCTGGAAGTGTAGGTCTACCCGTAAGAGGTGTGTTCAGGGGCTTTGAAAGCTCACGGTCGAGGGCTTCCTGCTTTTCCAGACGGTCGATTTCATTACCGAGTGCGACCACATCAGCCTCCATCTTGTCATAAATGGCGGTATCCTCAGCTGAAACGATGCCGTCCGCACCACGTTTGGTATCGAGAAAAGCCTTAGCTGTTTCCCATGCTTTTGCGCGTTTTTCACGCAGTTCAAGAATTTTGTTCATAGTATTTCCTCCTCAAAATTAGTGTTGAATTAAAGAGAGCCGCTTCTCCAGCGACTCGATCGGTGTACCTGTTTGTTGTTTAGGTAGCTTGGGTTTTACCTTATCCAGCAGAGAGTTGGTAACGGCTCTGCGGCTGAAAGCGTAGGTAAAGTCCTCGGTCTGAAGACGTTTCTTTTCGTCGTCCAGAATGCCGTCTGCAAAGCCAAGCTCGATGGCTTTCTTTGCATTGAGCCATGTTTCCGCATCCATTAAGTGGGACAGCTTTGCCCGCGACTGGCCTGTTTTGATCTCGTAGGCGTTGATGATGCTTTCCTTAACCTCCGAGAGCATGGAGATGGCCTTTTGCATTTCCTCGCTGTCGCCGATTGCCACGGTCAGCGGGTTATGCACCATCATGAGAGCAGTCGGTGCCATCAGTACGGTCGTTCCGGCCATAGCGATTACGGATGCAGCAGATGCTGCGATACCATCGATCTTGACGGTGACCTTACCTTTATAATCCATGAGCATGGTATAGATCTGACTTGCCGCAATGCAGTCGCCGCCGGGAGAGTTTAGCCAAATAACAATATCACCCTCACCGGAAGTCAAATCCGCTTTAAATGCCTTAGGGGTGACATCATCGTCAAACCATGACTCTTCGGCAATCACGCCGTCAAGGTAGAGCGTTCGGACGCTGGTATTATCATCTCGCGCCCAGTTCCAAAATTTCTTCATTCGTTTTCCTCCGTTTCTTTTATATTTGCGAACGCACCTGCGTCCTGCAGTTTAGTCATCGCGCCGTTGATCAGGTAGAGGTCGCCACCGATCTCTGCCGGGATGCGATCCAGATTCTCAAGCTCCCTGATGTCGTTAGCGCTCATCCATCCGTTCTGACGTGCGGTAGCGTAACCGCTCATTCGGCTTACATAGTCGCCTCGAAGCAGCCCGTCCACATTGAACTTTATAAACATCTTCGGTTTTTCGCTCTCCATGAGTAAGGCGCGGCACATAGATTGTTCCCATCGCACTACCCAAGGATCAAGTGTGTATTTGACGAACTCTAACGATTGCTGTTCGATGTTTGAAAAAGACGATTTTTCAAGGTCAGCCAACATGTGAGGTGGCACCCTGAAAATACGGGCGATCTCATTGATCTGAAATTTTCTTGTCTCCAGAAATTGAGCCTGTTCCGGTGATATCCCGATGGGTTGATACTTCATTCCTTCTTCTAGAACAGCTACCCGGTGCGAGTTCCCGCTCCCCTGATAAGCTGCGTTCCAGGACTCCTTAATTTTTTGCGGGTCCTTGATGGTACCGGGGTGTTCCAGAACTCCGC